ATCTACCTTTTCTATTACGAAACTCTCAACTCTTGTCATTCTTATATTAGATTTATTGAATACCATTTCGTTAGTAGCAAACCCTTCAAATCTATATCTAGGGTATATGCAACTAAACAAAGCAAACAGATCACATTCACTTTTGGCATAGCTCGGTATCATTAATGGGTGTTTATGATTTCTATTTACTTTTACATCTATTGTCTTATTTTTATAAACTGCATCGTAATAATCTGTGCCATTAGATTTAGACGTATTGTGTATCTTAAAGTCAGGATATAGATTCAATTCCCTACAAAATATAAACTCAGCACCAAAGCCAACTATATTTAAATCTACACCACTTTTTTCGTTTACCGTACCTTTGCCGTCCCAACCTGTTTTAACCTTGTTGTTCTGTCTTTGACTTGCAACTAATTCAACAATTTCTTGTTCAGTTTTGTCTAGTATGTAAACATTTCCTATCTTCATTTTTTATTTGATAAAGTAGCTACCATGTGGCACTGATCTAGTTAAGACGTATTGACAGAGGTATCTCGAGGCGTCAATACCATGATTGAATTTATCGATAGGAATTGCACCGTTTAATTTCCAAGTATAGTTGTTAAACTCCCTTATTAAATTCACAGATTTATCGTCAATTATTATCTGATAATCTTGCATTAAAGAGATTCCTGCCAAGATACTACCTTTCTTTTTTATGGTCGGTATTACATTCAGTCCTTTAGATTTTATAGAAGCTAAAAGTCGTGGCTCGCTATTATCCATTACTATTAAATTGGCACCTGCAAACCTTCTATTCAATTCATATATTTGAGTTGTGCTTAATCCTGCTTTATAATAATGTTCTTTTAACCATATAATCTTTCTTTCCTTGTCTATTGCACCTTCTACTAAAACACTTGGATCAACTGAAAATCCTATATCCATGCCAAATATTGAATCTATTTCATTATTGAATTTACCAATGTTCCAGTCCTTAAAGATAACACCCTCTGCACTTTTTAGCCATCCACCCATAATTTGATGTTTAAACTTCTCTGGTCGTCTAACTTTCATGTCATCAATTTGTTTAACAAATGAATCTGACAAATGATCTAAGTTGTCTTTATATGTAGTGTGTATGTAAGTAATGTTTTCTTTAGTGCCATTAAATCCATCAGGAACTCCTCTGTTTTGAAAGAACCTTTGGTATATCCAGTTCTCTTTTGTTGTAGGGTTTAGAATTAATATACATCTGTTCTTTACAAGCTTTGATCTAATACTAAAATCTATCTTGTCAAAACTCTCTTCATCTGTTAACTCTTCTGCTTCATCTAAAACAAACGAACTAACACCCTGTATGGATTTAAGCTTTGCAGTTTGATCTCCACTTGAAGTTCTAATCCCACTGAAGTATATTGAACTGCCTGTTAAATTGTTTATGATCTCTGTCTTGTTTACAGTGAACTGATCTAATACACCCATCAATTCTAGCTTCTCTATAAACTCAGGAATAATAGACATACCTGCTGAAGTCATTGTATAACGAGTGAATAATATTCTATGTCCTTTTTCGTAAGTAAGTAATACTAAGAATGTATTACAGGCAAATGACTTCCCACTGCCCCTTCCTCCAGTGATTACATAGTAACGACTTTTAGAATTGAATAGAGCTTGGTATTTAGGATTAAGATTTAACTTATTCATCTTTTATATCTTCTGATTCTATATCAATAGTTTTTTCTTTGTCAGCAAAGTTAATGATTGGAATGTTAACTTCCGTTTTAACATTAAGTTCTTTTAACTCTTTTGGTTTACCATACTTGTACTCCCAAAGTAATCTCATGTGTGGAAAGCTATCTTTAGATTGTTTAGCTAATTCAAGCCAAGCTTTCTCTTCACTACCAAACACTTTTTTCATAGCTCCCAAAGCATAGTTACCTAGCTTTTTTTCTCTTGCTTTTGGTGGTCGTCCTTGACCTCTTGATATACCTTTAAGAGCTCCGTTGTTCGACCTTCCGTCTTTCTTTTTTTCTTTCTCTTCCATTAATTATATTTATAAGCTAATAACTTTGTGTATTTGTATTGTTTTTCAGTTAATACATTATTACTATTAAACCTTTTACATATATTCTTTAGAAAGTCACGCTCTTTAGCTCTAGTTTTACCAGATTCTAACACCTCAAGAATACACTTATATTGTGTAAATGAAAGTTTATAATAAGATTTGCCTCTTATTTGTTTTTTGCTGATATATGTTTTATTATTAGAACTTTTGAAACCTAGTTTCTTACGCTCTTTAACTATGGTTTTTTCAAACGAATACTTACTGAGGGTTTCTTTTATACCCTGAACCTCACTTTTACTTAAATGATACCACTCTGTATTATTAGGTAGTAACTTTTTTACAGGATTTTGTTTGCCAAACACATAATACTTTACGTTCTTTTCTTTAAACCTTTGCTTTAAATCATTCTCAAAGTTTCTAACATCCTCTAAGTATTTTTCGTATATAATTTTTAGATTAAAGTCAATATTAGTTTGTAGTTGTTTCCGTCTTGATTCTACATCCTTTGAGATACCTATCTTACAATAATTAAATCCTAACGAATCTGTAAAATGTAATATATATAAATATCTGTTTTTGTAATCCATTTATTCTTTCCACAAACCTTTATTAATCAACTGGCATATAATAGAGTAATTGCCTAAGTCCTGATATGTATCTGTTAAAGTTTCATTATTGCCTTTACGATTCTTTATTATTAAATTTTTCCATCTACTTATTTTGTCATTCATTCTAAACCATAAACCATGTAAAGCAAAATCTTTACCTTGTTTAGTTTCTAAGTTTGCACCAGTACTTATATTTCCAATACCATAATCTAATTGCTTTTTTGCAAATAGTTCAAACTGCTCTTCAACTATTGTCTCATAACTTTTATACAAGTTAGGACATTCTTTTAATAATAATTTTCTATACTTGTTGTTCATGTTTTCTTGTTTTTTCTGGCATATTACTAATAACCATAGTTAGTTCATCAATGTCAGTATTAGATAATGAATTAATCTTGCCTCTAATAAATTCCCTTTTAGTAAAATTATCCATTTTATTTATATTATCAACTATGTGTTCTAACCAAATAACCAAATCAGGATTATAAAGTTTGTGTTGCTGATAAGATTCAATAGAATAAATTATAGTAGCATGATTTATATACCAATCATTAGATTGATAAAATTCTTTAATCTTTGTATAACCCATTTTCTTGTAGTTATACAATATGTAATTAAACAATGATCTAACTTCTACATACTCTCTTTGTCTTGTTATTTTGAATATATCTATTTTAGATAATTTAATTAATTCGTCTGCAATTTGTTTAGGTGTAATCATTATGGTAAATAATTTTGATGTTTTTGATAATCTTCTAAGGCATGGATCATGGCACTACAACACTCATAGTGTTCTTCCATTTCGTATTGCTCTATAAGAAGAGGTATTTCTTTTTCTGATATTACTCTTTTTTTTAGACACATTAAAGTGTCTTCATAGCAATCTAAGTAATCTAAGTATTCTGATGGCATTTATAATGTTGCTTTTACTATGTAGTTTTCAAGATCATATTCATTTTTAATATAGTTTTCATATACTTTTATTGCATATTCAACCTTTTGTTCTCCACTATAATAAAACTCTTCGCTCACATCAAATATGCCTATTTCATTTGTAGGAGATTTGTCAATGACAATATACTTAAAATCTTTATAACTTTTGCCAAATAAATTACAATATATAAAACACTGGCTATCATAATTAAATTTATTAGCACTTCCTTTGAAACTATTATATTCTATAAGTTCTCCATTTTTATTATAAAATGACTTATTTATTTGTGCAGTGCTTTTTAAATCTATTAAGTGTTCTCCTAAAATATCTGCTTTACCTCTAAATGGATAATCCATTAAATTGTTTACCATAGGCACTTCAAACTTACTGTTCTCTATAAGTTCTTTTGCCTCATCACAATTATAAAATCTATCTCTCATTCTTAAAGCCACATCTCTATCTTTAACAGTAAACACATCCCACCTTTCTTGTTTAGCTAGTTTATATTCTTTATTTGCTTTTGTCTTTACATCTAAAAACAAACACTCATTAAACTTATGCTCTTCTAATATACTTGCATGAAATAAATAACCTTGTGCCAATGCATCAGATTCAGTAGGTAGGTTTATTTGATTTAAGTATTCAAGTGGTGATTTAAGTAGTTGACTTATTGCACTACTTGATAAACAAGCTTTAGCTAAATAGCCATAATAGAAACTGTCTTCTATTGCTTTTTGTGTGATCTCATGTCTGTCATGAATTTCGTTGTCTAGTGTGATAATCGGTTCTTTCATATTAATTACAATTTGAGTTATACTGATATGATAAACTATATTCCCAACATCCGTCTGCTATGTAATAATTAAAAACCTCATTGTTGTAACCATCCCTGCATAGATAAACATATCTAACAGTGTTGTCTCCGTAGTCAACATGGTAAGGTTCGTTGTAAGGTGCTGAAGGATAGCTACTTAGATCGCAGTTGTCCTCACAACTTAGTAATGTGCATAAAAGTAATGTGTAAAATAATGTTCTCATATTTCTTTGTTTTCAACACAAAGTTAATAAAAGAACTTATATATGCAACTATTACATGAAATTCTTTTTCCAAACATCTAAACCAACTGCATACCTTTGTTTAGTATCTGGGTACTCTAAGATCATTTTTGCATTGTTCATGAACCTTGCTAAGAAGTTTGCCTTCTCTTCATATTTCTTTGGTTTTA